GTGTTCAAAAGGCACAAGAGATTACGACTGAGGCAGCGGGACGAGGTACTCGTATGCACAAATGGATTGAAAATTATATCAAGAATGATGAGACAGGTGATCCTGGATCTAATCCATACAGCATTCAGAGCCATCAGATGGCACACTCTATAATATCACAAGGGCTTGTTAATTGTAGTGAGTTTTGGGGTACAGAAGTTGGACTCTATTTCCCTGAAATCTATGCAGGGACCACTGATCTAGCTGGCATACACCTTAGCTCAGAAGCGATCATGGATCATAAACAAACCAATAAACCCAAAAAGCGTGAATGGATCCAAGATTATTTCACTCAGCTAGTTGCTTATGCTGTAGCACACAATGAAGTTTACAATACCTCTATTCGCAAAGGTGTCATTTTCATGTGTAGTGCAGACAATCAATATCAGGAATTCATTATTGAAGGCAATGAATTTGATGAATATGAAAATATGTGGTGGGCTAGGGTAGAGAAATACTATTCTCAATTCTTATAAAGGATTATAATTTTTAAAGACTAAATAAGTGTATTAGGGTAAAGATACACTTATGGCAATCCTCCAAATTAGCAAGATACAGCAACGAACAGGTAACCTAGTAGACCTGCCGCAGTTAGACGAAGCCGAATTCGGCTGGGCATCCGATAGCAAAAGGTTATTCATCGGTAAAACTACACCCAATGAAAATGTAGAAGTACTAACTGCGTATTCTAATATCTATTTTAGTCAGATTGATGGCGCTATAGGCAATCTTGACATCACTGCATCATCTCTTGCTGATGGCGAAGTCTTAGTATACGATGGTACTAGTTGGGTTAATCGTGGTGGAGAAGCCGGAGGCCTTATAACATTAGGTTCTGTTAGCAATGTAAAAATTGACGGCGGAACCAATGGATATGTATTGCAGACAGATGGTACCGGCAATCTAAGCTGGACCGCACAGACTGGTGGAAGTTCCGGTAATGGATTACCGGGCGGCGGGAATACCCAGATCCAATTTAATAACAGTGGTAACTTTGGCGGTGCTGCTGGATTCACTTTTGATAGTGTAACGAAACTGACGAGCTTACCAGGTAATCTGGCTGTTACTAGTAATGTTGTAGGCTCTAATATTGTTGGTAATCACTTCGGTAACGGTTTCGGCTTGTCCGCACTCGTAGGTAGCAACGTGACTGGCACCGTAGCTAATGCGACATATGCAACCAATGCTGGTATCGCTAGTGTTGCATATGCAGTGTCTGGTGGTAATGTCACTGGTACAGTAGCTAATGCGACTTATTCAACCAGCGCAACTAACGCATCTGCTCTATTACAGAACACTTCATCTGCTACTACTGTTTATCCAACTTTTACTACTTCTTCGGCAAATGGAAATTCATCCGCAGTCATTAATACAAGTATTAGTGCCAACTTAGCCAACGGTGCATTAATAGCCAGTACATTTGTTGGTAATTTTTCCGGTAACGTAACTGGTAATTTTACTGTTAACGGTAGTAACACTGATGTTTTATTTAATGATTCCGGAAATGCTAACGCTACAAGCGGATTTACGTTCAATAAGTCATCTAACCTTGTTACTATATCAGGGAACCTTGTATCAGCAAATGCAAATTTAGGTAATACGGTAACTGCGAACTTCTATGTCGGTGATGGTTCTTCATTAACAGCAATAAATGCTGCTAATGTTACAGGTATGTTCTCTTCGGTATCAGTAACAGGTAACATTTCAGGCGCCAATGTCATAGCATCTTCGTATAATATACGCTCAGTTGCTAACGGAATTTCGGCTGCAGGATCTACTCAAGGTACTGCTGCTGTGATATCTCGTGAATTCAATCAGGTTACTAATGTAGATGTAGGGTCCGGAATAATTCTTCCTGTAGCTACACCGGGTATGGAAATTACAGTGACGAATACAAATGCCAATTCACTTAATGTTTACCCTGCATCAGGGGCTGCTATAGGAACATTGCCAACAAACACGGCATTCAACCAATCTGGTAATAGTTCAACGATGCGATATATTGCAATGACCTCTACCCAATGGTATGTAATAGGTGCAGTATACGCTTAACCTTCCTTTATTTTACCCAAAAAAGATAAATACATTTATAACACTCTCATTCGGAGAGTTTATGCAGTTACCCACTGCGTACCAGCTAGAACCTGGACTAACATAAAGGAAAAACAAATGGGCCGACCACTAAAAATAGCTAAAGCACAAGCAGTGCTTACTATCACTGGTACAGCAGCTACCGGTAATATTGTAACAGTATCACAAAATCTTTTAGCACCGCCCACTGGACTTGGTATTATTGCGAACATGCCGTTCGTAGTCGCATCAAACGTAGGTGGATTACTAGCTGGCGTAGATTATTGGGTGTTAAAGGTGTTATCAGCACACACATTTACTGTGTCTGCTACGCCATTGAATGCTAACCCAAATTCAGTACAAGTAACCTTATCTAATACTTCAGCACAGACTGTATCTGCTTCAGTCGGTGTTGTTGATGCATATTTTAATAACCCAAATGGTGGAACTGGTTGGCCAGCAACAAATACTGCAACTTACTCAGTAGTAGGCGGTAATACTGCAATTTATGGAAAACAAGTTCTTGCTAATGTTGCTATTGGTCAAACCGGACCTGGACAAATCACAACAGCTAATACAAGCAATGTTGTGTTTGGGTTCTTGAATACTTTTGCTAATTCAACAACTGGTTCTGTACTTCAAGCCAATGTTGCAAATAACAACGGAACTACATATGATCTAACTACTATTGGCTTTATCGGTTCTATTCCTTCTGAGAGCAAGCTTGCAATCACAAGCACTGTTGCTACTGGTAGCTATATTGTCACTTCAGGAAATGCACAAACTTTAGCCAATGGTGTTGTTTGGTTTGATTCAAATGTTGATGGAAACATCAAGGCTAATACAGCGTATTATTTAGGTACAGTCACAAATGCAACTCATTTCACTGTAACATATAATCCGGGCGGGGCAAACGTTCCTGTATCATCAGGAAATGTGACTGCTAACGTATTGCAACAAACTGCAATTCTTACAGCAAATGCATCAGCTACATTCTCAACTCCGGTAAATTATGTCACTGCGACAGCAGAACCAGGATATATTGTTCGTCAAAAGGGCAAGCAGAAATATCTTGTTACTGGCACAACAACCGGTCTTACTGCACAATGCTATACTGCAAATTTAGCTAATACTGCACTTCTTCCGAATACAATGACGATGACTGCAACATATGCTAACTCTACGGCAGTAAAAGTACAGACACTAAGCGATCACACTCTTGGTATCTTTACTGCACCTTCTAGTCCTGATGCTCTTGGAAACATTGTTTCACCTGGACAACCAACTGGAAATCTAGGATATATCAATACAGCTCCTGCATTTGCAACGTTTAATACTGCACAAACTTCAAATGTAGCAAATGCAATGCCTTATCCGCTTGTAACTATTACTAGCGCATAAGGATATCATCATGACAACACTGTCGGTACAACAAAAACAAACAGAAACCGATGTCGCAATCCTTCAAGTTCAATATTCAAATCTCACAGATAAAGTTGATGAGTTGAAGACTGGTTTGAAGGAGATGCGAGATGTTATTGACGATAACAACATTTCCATTCAAGAAATGATGACTAGTTTTCAAAAAACCAATGTAGACTCACACAACGAGATGGCAAAGAAAATAAATTCATTAGAGAAATGGAAATGGATGTTAATGGGAGGTGGAATGCTAGCAGGTTTTATAGCAGAACCTATAATGTTTAAAATGTTAGGGATATTACATTAAGTAAGTAGATTTAACTTCTCAATGACTATATCAATATTAACAGTAGAAAATAGGCCTGGGTGCAACGGTTTAGGATAACTTCCCGATTGCACCCAGGCATATCCTATATGTTCCTCATTTAATATAGGAACAAACTCTTCTTCAATCTCACAGAAAAAAGTATTATAAGTGAATGAGTTGTTTACGAATTTCTGAATAGGAATAAGTTTCCAGTCAGGGTCAAATATACCAATCTCTTCAGTACATTCTCTCTCTATTCCTTCTAATAGGGTCTCGCCTGGTTCAATCTTGCCACCAGGAATGCTCCAGTTGCCTGGGTTCTTACTGTCAGTTCTTAATAGATAGAGATAGCGTTGTGTTCTTTTGGAATAAAAGAACACTCCTGCACTAGTGTTAGTCATACTATGATTTATCTAATAATGTAGTGCAGTTAGAAAAATGCCATCTCCCCATCGCACTCACGCCCCCTGTTTTTTGACAATGAGGGCAGGTAACAATTGGTTTTGGTTTGCCAGCAAGCGCCGCAGAGACTAATGGATTTTTTCTACCAGTCATTTTTTCTACCCACTGTGATGATTTGGGTTTACCTTTCTGACGTTGGCTCTTTGCTAATTTCTGTTCTGGTGTATGTGTTCTACCAGACAATTTCTCTCTCAATTTTTGTTTTGTTGATTCTAAACGTGCTATGCCTTTTTTGCCGCCTGGTCCGCCGCACGTTTCTTTCATTGAATTAGCCCACTTGTCGCTACGAACTATATCCCATAGCTCACTAAAGTGTCTACCTAAGTTTCGTACATCTTCTTTGTTAGTGGATTCTAGTAATATCTCTGTCGAGATATCGTCACCGTGAATAGATAGATGCTCTCCCCATTTTATACCAGATCCTTTGTAAATATATGGATCTCTAGTAGTATAACCTAAATATTGTAGGCCTGTTTTATTGTGGGTCTTTTTGTAAAGATAATAAATAGTCATGCTGATTGCTCCTTGTAAGCATTAGAGTAGTTGGGAATTCCCGTTCCGCGAACTACACTTTTATTTATCAAATAACTATAGAATAGTCTCCGGCCGCATAAAAGCCTTCATAACTTTTTACCCACATACCCTCATGAGGAACATGCCGATATTGAACCTGTGTCGTGATATTTGTCACGAATTCCACAGTTGTTGAATTCTGAGAATCAAATGCCACAAACCATTGCATAGCATTTGCATCAAACTGAATGATATCATTCGCGTTAGCGACGACGCCGCCCCAAGATACGGTAGTGTCACCTTCGTGGCCTATATTCTCAACGATGAGATATCTCTTTCCTGGGGTAGGTCCCGGAAGACCTGCATTTGGTCCTGTTAGCTGTGGATTTATGACGCTATCAACTGGTTCCAATGTGTTTTGTGGTAAGGTATCAGTATCTACGTTGAAGATAAGAAAACGATCATCTGTTGGATTAGGCACGATAGTACCTACGATGTCGCTATCCATGTATGGATTCTGCAACCAGATTTGAGATATTCCCGGTCTCACAGCACCGTAAAGGTTCAAGTAGGCTGACCAATATAGACTCGTATTGGGATTGTTTGGAAGGACAAGATCATTGTTTGGAGGAGTAAATGGCTCGTCCTGCGGTAATAGTTGTAAAGTATTACCCGAATATAATAGTTGATAACCATATGGAGTGATCTTCTGTCTCGTGCCCAATAATAGATCGTCATCTTGAATATCTTGCAATGCATGGCCCTGATAGATAGAAGCAATGATCTTTTCAATCACCCCATACTTCTTGAGTTTAGATGCTGTGGTGATCCAGATAGGCATGTAGAACTTCCAAGACATAATATCAATAGGATTACCTGTACCTACAGGGATACTACGACTAGTGAATGTTAATCCATCTTGGAATACCGCAGACAGAGAAGTCCAATCTATGAAGTTATCTGTGCTTTGGATCTCAAATGCAGGATTAAACAGTGTACCTAGCTGTTCAATGAGTTCAAGTTTTTGATTGTAGTTAGTAGTCCAGAAGTCTACCGTCATTCTCAGCGTATACGGAACAGGCATCAGTCGTTCAATAGTAAATGCCTGCCCTTGTGTTGTTTCATACGACTGTGATTCCTGATTATAAGTGCGCTGCCTCACATTAAGTTTGTCAACGAAAGTAGGATCCTGTGTCCACTTCTGATTATATTCTAATCCACTGATGTATGTAGTTATTAGCGGCGCAGATGGCAGATTGCTAGCACTATTGTTGGCAATTATAGTTGCTGCTTGCCTACTGCTATCGCCATACATGATAGGTACACGGACCAGGATAGGATTACCATTAGGATCATTACCCCTAGTCACATTCCAAGAGGAAAATATTTTTTGGAATTGTATTATAAATCTGCGAATCTGATTATCATAAAAGTAGGTTGCCAAACTATTAATCCTTGTATAAATATATGTAGTTCGCGGTACTACTAATACCCAACTACTCTAACCGTCGTAAAAGGACTATCAGCATGATTATTTATCTATATAAAAAGACACACATGATTACCGGGCTAAATTATCTCGGAAAAACCAAACAAGATCCTTACAAATATCTAGGTTCCGGTAAAAATTGGAAAAAACACATCAATCAACACGGACGATTCGTGGATACTGAAATATTAAAAGAGTGCATCACACAAGAAGAACTTAGTTATTGGGGCCGTTACTATTCAAAACTATGGGATGTGGTCAACAGCAGCGAGTGGGCTAACATTATTCCTGAATCAGGCGGGGGACCAGGCTTTAAGTCAGGAGAAGATCATCCAAATTTTGGTAAAAAACAATCCGCTGAAATCATTGAAAAGAGGATTAATAAGTGGCGAGGGAAAGCATGTCCGACCAGAGGAAGATTAGGTTCCGCTAACGGTATGTTTGGTAAAACTCACTCTGATGAAACTAAAATGATTTTTTACGATATAGGAAAAATGCGAATAGGTGAAAAGAACGGTATGTTTGGTAAAACTCACTCTGATGAAACTAAACTTCTTATGAAGGCTAATCATGCTGACGTATCGGGGGACAAGCATCCAGGCTTTGGTAAAATGAAATCGCTCGCCGAAATGAAACTAGAGCCAAAAATAAGTTAAATAAAATAAAACGATGAATCCTTATCACTCTGGTGGTAGTATTTCAGGAGTCGTCGTCAATACTGTTGATAACGGCTGACTCTGCGGAACAACTGTATTAGTGCTATTTACATATATTTCAGCGGGGTCATTAATAAAGCTGTTGAGTTGTGATTGATTTGTCGGTGAATCAAAGCCAGTTTGAGTCCTAACATTTTGACTAATCTGTACCCATAGTGTACCATCCCAGCGATATAATAGTTGTGGTAGATAATCTATGCGTAAGAAATAATCCCCGACTTGTGGATTCTGCGGGAAAGATATTCCTGCCCCTGTTGGGAAACCGTTTGGTGCTTGACCATCGCCGCTGAGATATCCTGCTGTGTATCCGAATGTTTTTGGCGTTGATCGTGCGATATACTGATAACCCGGGATGCAGTCAGCACGATAATCCATGTTGATCGTGATATCGCCGGTGAATCCTGGAAGTTCTGGGTTTTGGTCGGCTGTTGCATATGTGTTGTCAGCAGTTCCGTAAGGCCCTGTTATGATGCCCATTGGATCCATAGTCAGCATCTTTGTACCTGACACGGGACCTGATCCACCACCAGTCCTTTCCGGAGCTTCAGTAGTCACACTAAGTTCTACTTGATTGAACTTGTCAAGCCTGACTTCTGGAGCAGCATCAACCGTCATATCCCAGATACTCTGTAGGTCCTTTTTGCTTATCTTGATACCAGCAGCAGTACTCTTGTATCTTGGGTTGCGAATCATCATCACCATACCTGAAATCGCTGCCTCAGTCGAGCTATCAACGACGATATCAATAGGTGGAGCAGGTTGATTTGTTTTGTCTGATGGAACACCGTCCGCCTCATACACGCCGTATGTAGGAACGATGTATAGATTGGATTGATCGTAACCAGATTCTGGAAGTAATCTCTCTGCTTCCTTCAAGTTAGCATCGTTGATTGCGATATTTTTATTATAGGTTGATAGTATGTCAGCGAGGCTACCGTTGTTGACAACACTCCAATATGTGGTATTAGGAGGAGTTGTTCCTGCAGGAACAGTGCCTGTTGATTGATAAATCACACCACCATATGTCACTGTATAACCTGGAGGATAAGTTTTAGTTGCATCAAAATCTCCTAAATAATTATCTTGATTGATTGGCGCATTCAATATGTCAGCAAACTCTTCAGAGTTGACTAGCGGTTCACATTTGATACGCCATAGATGAGGATACCAGGTCTGGGTGAAACCTTCGCTGGCATAATTGGCATCAGTGATCTGCATGAATCTTTTCAATGCAGTCGGAATCGTCTCATTTAATGGATTATAATCAAGCAGATGTGGAAGTTCTAGCACATCACCTACCATCAACTTACGACCGATGATGTCAATCATATCATTATAATGGACAGTGACAAAGATGATATCATTGTTCAGGAAAAGTCCAAACTGGCTTAGGTCAAAGTCTAGGTTCTGAACATTATAATGTCCACGGAGACGATATATGTTAGGGTCATACTTTCTATCTCTGTTCTCTAGGAATAATAGGTCCTGAATCTGCGTTGGATCAGGCTCTAGGTATTGTGGTTGGGTCGCATCAGTTGACGGACCTTGGTTCGTGACCCCTGCATATTTGTGAATGTATAGGTCAGTTCCACCGACTGTCAGCATTTCTGCGATAGTCCGATCTAGGAACCGATAATCATTCTGTTTATTAGGTCTCCAAAGTGACAGCCTAGGCATACTATTCTCCTATCTTTATTTATCGTATTTTTTGGATAAAAACGGTTGACAACGGTTACCCGTTTTGTTATATTAAGAATGTAAGCAGCGAGCAAGAGGTACGTCATGTTCAAGGTCGGTCAAGTCGTTCAGGGCTATGTCATCAACAATCGGGGCGAGGACGAACTCGTCACTGGAACTTTCATGTTCCGCACAGATGACCCTGAGGAGTACATTCAGGATATCGTCATCCGCGACGAAGACGGTAACACCGTCTATATTGACGAACAATATGTGATTTATCCGAAATAAAGGCTTGACTTCGGTTACCCATTCTGCTAAATTCAATCATAAACTTCAACACAGAGAGACACATAATGGCTAGAAAGCAAAAGATTACCCCTCTTCAGTTCGGTGATGTGGTTCGGGTTATTAATCCTAGGTCACCAATGGTAAATAATGTAGGTACTATTGTCAAGATTTCTGGCAACAGAGCAATTGTTGATTTTTATACGCACAATATCTGGCATGGTCAACATTACACCGTTTTCCTGTCGTCACTTGAGCGGTCTGACATTCCTGCAAAGTATGAGAGTTGGTATCTTAGGAACCAACGGAAGTATTATCTGATCGTTCCTAATGATTGTGAGTGGGAACCGCAAGAAGAAACTCCTTGCTATGGTGAATATCGCAGGGATGAGAAGCCAGAGTGCGGAGAAATGGTATATGATGTATATCATTCCCGAAAGGAAGCACTAGATGTGGCTATGGAATGGGCTAATATGTATCGAGGTGAATCGTATTTTCGTATTAGTCTGAAAGATGACCCCTACCAAGTGCAGGATATAGAGGTAGACGCATAAAAATATCCTTGATAGGTTTTTTTCGGTTGACAACGGTTACCCATTTTGCTATAACAAACATACAGCACGGAGATTACTATGTTTTATGTATTGTTTGATTCCGAGAAATCAGGATATATGAAGAATCCCTTCAGCGATAAGCGATATGCCGCACCACATGAAGGTAAGCTGTATTAAAAGCCATCAGCGGCAGGCTAAAAAAAGCTTGACATTCTAAAAAGAATGTTGTATTGTATATAAGTAAGTTGAAACAAGGAGAATCTCATGGCTCGTCCCAAAGGCAAAACTAACGCCAATCGTAAGATCAGAGTTGTTCAGAGTTCGTCCAACACACTCGTAAAGGATCTTACTCCTAAGGATCCGGACTTCATTTACTATGGGGCAGAGCCTAACTTCTCCGATGGTCAACCTGATCCTGAACATAGGCAATCCCGTCTCGGACAAGCCTACAACTGGTATTCTAAGTTCTATGGAACTAAGGAAGCCAAAGAGTTCCTTATTCGCTATCTGGAAGATACGAAGCAGACCGACAAGGCTAAGATCGTTCGTAAGGCGCCTGATCACAAGATTTACACTTCTGTAGGTTGGGCTGCACGCGCCGCTACTCGTGGGTTGATCCTTGATGAATACCAGATCAATCATATTGAAAAGCAGATCGTTAAACTTACTGAGTTTGTTAAAGCTCAAGATGCTGCTGCGAAGACTGAAGTATCTAAGAAGCCCGTTGAGCGTCCCAATATTCAACAGATTATGCGTGAACGTGCAGGTGATGCTGCCGGAGAGATTGACGGTATCTTTGATGATTTTGCTGCTGCTGGATATCCTAAAGATTTTGAAATGAAGGACCGTACTATTAGTTTGCTGAAAGTCAGCAACGTGCTGCCGCAGCATGTGTCTCCTATAATTAAGTTTTGGCAGCGGTTGCGGGACGAATACACCGAACTGCAAGCGGGCACTTGTGAGCAACTTAACGAAGGTTATTCTCACATGACGAAGATGCAGGTCAAGAACACTCTCAAGTTCATTGATCAAGTCATCGCTGATCTCAATGGCTATGTCGCGCTGAAACAAGCGACTAAGAAGATTCGGGTTCGTAAGGCTCCTCCTGTAGAGAAGATCGTCTCCAAGCTGAAGTATCTGAAGGAGTTCAAGGATGATGCTCAGAAGTTGGATCTGGTCAGCCTCTCTCCCGTTAAGCTGCATCAGGCAACTGAGGCTTGGATCTATGACTCTGCTCGTCGTAAGCTGCATCACTACATCGCTGACGACTACAGCAAGTGCCTGACAATCAAGGGTAACACTTTGCTAGGCTTTGATAAGCAGCAGAGCGAGATGAAGACACTTCGCAAACCTGCTGAACAGATCAAGGGTATTATGGGCAGCAAGCCTGCTGCTCGTAAGTTCTTCAAGG